AGGCCAACGGGCGTGTGGGTTTTTGGAGGTTGAAAATGCTGTTACGAGAGTTTTGGAACGACCGGTTTTGGCCGTACTGCATGGCGAATCTGCGAGAGTCCACGCGCGTTGGTTACGAGTCGGCGTGGCGGTTGCATGTCATGCCATGCTTCGGCGGCATGGATATGGGCGCGATCAGCGTGGAACTGGTCGACAAATGGCTCGCAGGTTTCGACAGCGCGGGCGCAGCACGCAAGGCGTGGAGCGTACTACGCGCGATACTGAGGCGGGCTATCCGCTGGAATCTCTTGGACGTGGACATCACCAGACGCGACATCCAACTCCCCGCCAAAACTCATTACGAGCCGACCATATTGACCCTCCGTCAGCAGCGTGCACTGTTGCGGGGCTTTTACGGTCATCTGCTTGAGGCGTGGCTTATCTGTGCCGTCTCATGCGGGCTCCGCACCGAAGAAGGCTACGGGCTCGAATGGTCGGATATCGATTTGCGCTCAGGCGTCCTGCACGTGGAGCGTGGCCTGCAATGGGTGGGCGGGCATGAGGTCGTCGTACCACCGAAAACCGAATTGAGCCGCCGCACATTGCCGTTGCCCCGCTTCGCCGTCAAACGATTGCGCGAGCTCAGGCCACGCGAGGGGGGCCGACTCATCGGCGCCCTCACCCCGCCGCAAGCCGCACGCCAATACAAGGCCTACTGCAAGCGGCATGATCTGCCGCATGTGCCCGCACGCAACCTGCGCCACTCATGGGCGACGAACACTCTGGCGGCGGGAGCGGATATCGCCATCGTGTCGAAAATGCTCGGCCACAGCGATATCAAAACCACCGCGAAGTACTACCTCAAACCGGATATCACGGCTTTGCGAGACGCGCAACGCCTCTGGGAACGAGCCCTAATAGCCTGAACGGGATTCCCTAACCCCTGTCACGGGCCAAGTCAGGATGCCGTATTCCGACAGGTATATCACTCTGGTTCGTGTCGGCCGTATTGTCACCGCCTGCGCGTATATCACGCTGACAAGCAATTTCACTCAGACCGGCAACACATCCGTCAGCGAGACAATCCCGAAGGGTTTCAGACCGTCCGGCGATTCCCGCGCGGTCATGCGCGGCACCGACAACGGCGGCGCGACCAGTTTCTACCTTTACGGCACGCCGGAGGGGAAAATGGTGTTGAACGGCACCGGATATACCGGCCGATTCGTCGGTATATCCGGCTGTTGGATTACCGCGTAGCTTTCCCTAACCCAAATGCCGTATATTCTGTGCGGAGGCCATACCGTCACCACGAATGATGACGGCACATTCTACATCAACGTCCAATCCCCAAACGGGAAGAAAGCCGATTACGCGGCCTACACGATTGGGCCGTTCGGCACTGGTTTCGACCAGGCCGGCGAGTACACCGCACAACGTTGGGATACCAGCGACGTAAACCAGATACGCTTCCGCCTGTGGAACACCAAAGACAACCGCTGGTGCGGGAGGGTCGCGATATTCGGAAGCTGGATCGCAATCTGGAACAGGCAATAGTTTTCCCTAACCCAGCGTTCTACGATGTGGCGAGTACCTTACAGCAGCGACAGCATTTTGCTTACGCGCATCGGTGATATCTGTTTCATGGGTGGCAACGTAAAATTCAACAGTAGCGGGCAGAACAATTACACGAAGGCTCAGGAGAAGCTCCCCGAAGGGTATCGACCCGTCACCGTCAATACGCCCGTGGCCGTTTTCGGCGGTGAAACGACATTCATCTGTTACGGCGAGGCCAATGGCACCGTCACGATGCTTGGCAATCCGAACAGCGCGTACGCGGGATGCACCGGCGTATGGAGGACCGCCGACCCGATGCCCGCCGCATAGCTTCGGGACACTGGCTCAGGCGGTTGCACTGTCTTGCAGTGACCCCACGGGTCATAGCGCGTATGAGACGGTCATGCCGAACGCGTTCGTGCCCTGCGTGCCGCCCTGATTGGCGTAGGTCATGGTTCCGTTCGCGTTTACGTTGATGATCTTCTGGTTCGCGCCGTCGCGTCCGCCAAATGAGAAATTCAAATCCATTGGAGGACGCCAGCTTTCAGGCAGGGTTCCGAAATTGCCGGTGTTCCACGCGCCGGACGCCGACGACTTCCAGTCGATGCGCAACGTGACGAGCGAGCCGCGACGGTAGCCTTTGACGGTACCGTAAATGGAGTTAATCAGCGTCAGCACTTCGGTCTGGGTTAGGGAATCCCACACGTCGCTCATCGGCTTCAACACGTTGAACAATGCGACTGGTGTGCCGATGGCGATGCCATCCAGCGGGATGCGGTACAAGGGCATGTCGTAGGTGGTGCCCCCGTCCAACGGGCTGGTGGTGTTCACGGCGGGGTCGGTGGGCGTGCCCGTGGCGGGCGTGCCCCTGACCACGACCAGTTTCGCGCTCTCGATGTTCTGCGAGCCCTTCGCATAGCGGCATACGATCAGGTCGTTGCGTTTCTGACCCTGCGACCCGTTGGTGACGATCAGGTCCTCGGGCGTGCCCTGGCTGACGTGACGGCCCTGCATGACCAGCTCGCCCGTGCCGATGGTCACCTTGTTCGCCGAAACGACCGTGATCTTGAACTTGTCATGCACGTCGAGCACATAATCATCCAAGCCGAGAATGCCGGCGTTCAACCCAGCCGCCTGTTCCGCCGTGGCGTGCGCCTTGTTCGCGTGTCCGGTTACGAGTTCAACCATTCTGCTTGCCTCCGTTCTGCATCCAACTGTCGAAGCTGTTATCAAAGTCCTTGAGCTTGTTCACATAGTCCGCGTAATCCTGGTCGCAGAACAGGTAGTCGTGGACCGTGCCGGTGGAGTCCAGCCGGTTGACGTTGTACCACGTCTTGATATCCGGGTCGTCCAAGTCCTTGTACCATTTGTGTTTCCCGCACCGGTCGCATTGCATGACCGTCGCATTGTCGATACGCGCCATAATCGGCTCCTTACTGTTTACTCGGCCTCGTAATCGACGGACAAGACGCCGCCCGAGACCTTGACGATTTTCTTGGTTATCGAAGCGTTGACGGTGATGCCGGTGAGATTGTCGCGCGCCGTCACGGTGTCGCCCACGTCGAACACCACGTTCGCGTCATCACGGACGGTGACCTTCACGTCACCCTCGGATTGCAGTTCCTGCAACTTCTCACGTGTCTTCTGATTCAGCTCGGCGGTTTCGGCGTTGCTGTAGTCGTAGACCTGCGCGATCTCGTCCACGCCCTTGAGCGACTGGGATTGGCTGACATTGCCTTTGGCGTCCGCATACCAGTGGACGACGGTTCTCGCGGCCAAATCGCCCTTGCCCAGGCCGATGAGATGATTCGGTTTCCTCCACGTGCGGGTCGCGTCGAAATCGATGAGGTCACTGTCAATCGCATCGCCGTAATGCGCAACCGGCTCAGCCCAAATGTTGACCCGGCCAGACGCATAAGCGAGCCTGAGTTTCAGTCCGTTGGCCTCGCACATCCTCCGCAAACCCGTATAGCAGTCCGCGTAGCGGTCGAACTGGTATTGTTTGATGGTCGGGTCGCCACTGCCGTCAGGCGGTACAACCGCGTCGAACACCGAATCAAGCCCTACGCGGCTGATAAGCGAGCCGATGACCGTGCTGGCCGTACCGCTCACTGTGAGATAATCCCTGCCCCTATCCGGCTCGAGGATCTTGTTCGCGAGCACGCCGTGCCACGTGCGCCCCGAATAGGTGAGGGTGCTGACGCCGGCAGTGAGCTGGTCTTCCATCGCATCGACCACGCCACCGCATTCGCTGCCGTCGATGTAGATATAGGCGCCCGCATCGATGGTGGACGCGCCGCTCACGACAAGTTCGAAATCGTTTTCCTCCTTGCCCCACGCGCAATCCAGAGTGTAGTCGACGGCGGAACGGACATCGACGTGCTTGGAATCGGTGATAATCAGATCCACCATGACGGCGTGCTCCTCTCCTGGATCACGGTCAGGTCAAAGCCGAACCCGTTCCACTGCACCTGGTGTTCCCCGGCCGGCAACGGCTGGAAGATATAACTGCCGCCGTTGAGGCCGCTGCCTCGTTCGCCCTTGTCGAACACGTTCGTGGTGTCGCCGTTTTCTGCGGTCATGACGATGCTGCGTTGCCCCTCCACGCTGTTGACGGTCACATACGAGCCCGAGGGGATGTCCATGTGCAGCGCGTACCGGTTGCCGCCGATGATGATGGCCGGCTGTGAGACCGGCCCGTAGACCACCAGTTCGAACGGCATCGGCGAGACGGCATCGTTCACGACCGACGCGTTTCGTGTCGTCGGCATGTAGTCGTGAGGGTAATCGTGCGGGTAATCAAGGTCGAGGCCCGGTTGCAGGGCATCCGACCAGAAATGCTGCACGTCATCGCGCTTGTGCCACAGGCCGTCAAGCAATGCGACCGTGAGCGCGTACTTCGCGGGGCCGGGCGGATCATAGGATGGTTCGATGCCGGTGATGAGCGCGGTCTGCGACCAGCCGTCCACGGTGAGCAGGCCGGCGTCGTCCTTGCTGCGGGATGACGCCACGGCCTTGACGTCCGCGTCGAACAGTTCGCTCGCCACGTCCAGCACGTTGAGGTCGGCGCATGTGGCCTCCAATTGGACGCTTGACGCGTTGAGGGAGGCGGAGTCAATGCCGTGCGCGGCCAACTCCACCTCCCACGCGTGCGTGCGCAGGCTCTCGATGCGTTTGACCATGAGACCGGCCGGGTCGATGAGATCAACGACACTGGCCGAAACGGCGCGGCTTGATCCTCCGCCTCGCCGGTAGGTCATCGACTGCATGACTGTCCTCCTGTTTTAGACGAGACCAAGCCTGCGCTTCTCTTCGCGGATGGTCATGGATGGCGTGTACTTAGCGATGGTCGGTCCCAAATCACCGTGCAATGCCTGCAGGTCGGAGCGCAGGCCGCGAAGCTCCACAAGCATCGACGCGAGGTCTGCGAGCCCATTCCCGGTTTCAGGCAATGGGGCGGAGCCCTCCACACCAATGGCGGAGCGCAACGTCATCGGCTGGAATGCCGACTGTGCGGCGGCCGTGACACCCTGCATCCGCTTCGCGATGTCACGCTGCAATGCGGGGGTGGCCTTGTCAATGCCCTCGCTGATGCCGGGCGGGATGTAGCGGCCGACTTCGTCGCGGAACACGCGGGACGGCGAATGGATGCCGAGCGCTTCCTTCGCCTTATCGACCAGTCCGGAAAGCGCGCCCTTGATCTTGTCGTACAATCCGCCGATGGCACCGCTGATGCCGTTCCACAGACCACTGATGAGCTGCGAGCCGGCGTTTTTGAGCAGCGAGCCAGCTCCGGCGAACACGCCCTTGATGGCGCTCACGATGCCCGACACCAAGCCGCCGACCGCTCCGGCCGCGTTGGAAAGAATCGATTTGAAACTGTTCCAAGCTCCCGACCAGTTGCCGTTGATGAGGTTGGTGACCATGCTGATGACACCGGAAATAACGCCGACCACGCCCTGGATTACGCCTTGTATGCCGTTGATGACACCCGACACATATGGGAGCATCGCCTGCACCGCAGGCAACAACGTACCGGTGATGAATCCGATGATTGCGCTCACTACCGAGCCAACCACGCTGATGATGCTCTGGATGACCGGCATCAGCTGTTGGATGATGCCTGTGATGCCCGAGACCGCATCGGTTATGACTGGCACGAGCTGTTGGATGAGCGGCGTGATGGCGGTGACCAGCTGGCTAACGAAATCCATGACCTGCTGGATTACCGGGACGAGCGCGGAGGCGAGCTGGCTGATGACTTGGCCTATCATCGACACGATCTGCGAGGCGACCGGCAGCAGCGCGGCGATGATGTCCGCCAACGGTGGCAGCAGGCTGGACACGAGCTGGCCGATGAGCGGCATGAGCGAGCTGAGCGCGTTCATGAGCGGTTCGATGATCGTCGGGATGAGCGGTGCCAGCGACTGGAGTATGTCGCCGAACACTGGGATGAGCTCCGCGACAGAAGCGGTGATCACCGGCATGACCTGTTTGAACATGTCCTGCAGGCTTTTGCCGAACGCATCGAACGTCGGCTTCATTCCCGCGATCGTGTTCTTGAACAGGTTGAACGCGCCGGTGACCTGCGTGCCGAAGGCGTTGCGCAGTTCCGGCACCGTGGCGATGAGCGTGCCCAACGCTGCGACGACGATGCCGATGGGTCCGCCCAACGCGCTCAACGGGCCGGACAATCCGCCGAGCACCCCGCCGAGCAACGGAATCTTGGACAGCAATGGTGCGATGCCGCCTGCTCCGAGGGCCATGAATGCAGCTATCAGAGGGGCGATGGCGCTCTGCACGGGTTTGAATATCTCGCCGAGCCCGTTGAATACGCTGCCGATGGCGTTGATCGCGTTCTGGAACGGTTCAGGCAGGAGCGTCACCAGATCCGAGAACAGGCTCGGGATGGCTTTGACGACGCTCTGGGCGATGACCTTCACGCGGGGCAGGATGTTCTTCAACGCAGTGCCGATGGAGTCGGCGAGCTGCTGGCTGAGAGCGCCCATGTCGGCGTTCTCGTTGCCCAGTCCGGCGAGCCAGTTCTGCCATGCGGCCTTCATCGAGTTCACGGACCCCTCGATGGTGGTCGCCGCCTCCTTGGCGGTCGTGCCGCTGATGCCGAGGCTCTTCTGCACTCGGCTGATGGCCTCGGTCACGTCGGCGAACGAATCGATGGAAAGGTCGTTGCCTTCCTTCATCACGCCCGGCAGCTTGTTCGCGTCGGCGATGAGCCGCTGCATTTCCGTCTTGGTGCCGCCGTAGCCGTGCTTGAGGTTGTCCAGCATCGCGTAATTGCCGCGAGCAAGCGACTGATACGTCTGTTGGATGGTCTGGATGTCGGTGCCCATCTTGTTGGCGTTGTCCGACATGTCGATGATGGCCTGATTGCCCATCTCTGCGGCCTTGGCGGTGTCCCCGCCAAGCGAACTGACCAACGAGGCCGCGAAGCTCGTGACCTGGTTCATATAGTCGTTCGCGCTGACGCCGGCCGTCTTGTACGCTTCGGCCGCGTACTTCTGCACAGTGCCGGAAGCGCCCTTGAACAGGGTGTCGACGCCGCCGACCGCCTGCTCCCACGTGGCATACGCGCCCAACGCCTGCTTGCCGGTGGCCACCAGCGTGCCGCCGATGGCTGCCACACCTGCTCCGATGGCGGCGACCGCTCCCGTGGCGAGGCCCTTGATATGGGCGACCGCGTTTTGGGCGAGGTTTTTGAACGAGTTGCCTGCGCTGGAGGCGAGGTTGCCGAGCGTGCTGCCGATTGCCCCGGCGGCGGTCTGTGCTCCGGCTGGGAGTTTGGACCATACGGCTCCGGCGGCGGTGGCGATGTTGCCGAAGTAGTTCTTGGCTACGTTGGCTACCGGTGCGAGTTTCTGCCCTACTTTTCCTGCGGCATCTCCGATGGCGGAGCCGATTTTGCCGCCGAATGAGCGGATGGGTGCGGTCCAAGTAGCGACTGCCGTTTTGATGGTGTTGCCGGTTCTGCTTCCCCAGTCGCGAATCGGTTGCGTCCATGCGGTGATTGCCGCGCCGATTGGTTTGGCGATGCCTGACACGGTGGCTGCGATGCTGCCGCCCCAGCCTTTGAGGGTTTGCTGGGCGGCGCTGATGGCTCCCTTGAGTCCGGTTTGGATTTTCGCGCCGACCTGCACGGCGAAACCGCTCAATGAGGATACGGCCTTGTTCGCGAATCCGGCTATCTTGGAGCCGAGCGGTTTCCAAATGGCGTCTACGCCGAGCAGGCTACGCACGAGGCTGCCGAGCGCTCCAGAGAGTCCGGTGAAGGTGGATTGGCCCCGGCTGATGCTCGAGAATCCAGCCGAGAACGAGCTTGCCATCGTCTTCATGGAACCGGATACGGTGTTGGTGCCCTTGGCGAGTTCGTCCTCGGCGGCCTTGAGCGCCTTCTTCGCGTCCGCGAGCCGTTCGGCGGCGTCGTTGGACTTGTCGAGAGCGGTGGCCTGACGCAACTGGGCTTTTTCGAGATTGATGGAGGCGGTCTGCGCCTGAGTCGAATCCGACCCGTATCTGGCGATGGCCGAGTTGAGCCTCTCCTGCGCCTGCTGCACGTTGACCGTGGCCTGACGGTAGTTCAGGAGCGCGGCGCTGGCCTTGGAGGACGCCTGCGCCGCGTCACGCTTCAACGGTTTCAGCACATCGTCGGCGACGCCCCGGGCACTCGAACCGAATGCCTTTTTGAAGCTGCCGCCGAACGATTTGCCGATTTTCGAACCGTTGCCGAACGCCTGGGAGAAACGGTTGGAACCGGACTTGCCGGCCCCCCGCATCTCCTTGTCGACCGCGCTGCGGAAGCCCTTCATCGAGGGGAATATCGACACGTGGCCGGTTCCCACTTCCGATCCGAAAGCCATAAGGCGACTCCCCTCTTAGTTGATGGTTGTTTATCCGAAGAGCTTGCTCATATGCGTTTCGGCCTCGTGGATCTCCTCGGCGGTGGGCTCGTCCGTTTCGGGTTCGCCGTCCACGTCGCCGAGCAGCGTGGAAGCGCCGAGGAACTGCAATACGGTGATGTCGGTGGCGCTCATGGGGAACATGAGGCCGATGAGCGAGGCTCCCGTGTAGGAGGACGGGTCGCCGCACAGCGCCGTGTACAGGTCGATGGCGTCACGGTAGGGGAGACGCCGGCCGAGATCGTGTTCGATGCTCCACCCGAATCGGGCGAAGTCCGCTCGGACCTTTACTCCGTCATCGGAGTTGAGGATTCGGCAGAAGTCGGCGATTTTCCCAGTTCGACGCCCTGTGATTTGGCGAGCGTCTCCCCGTAGTCCTGGATGAGGTTGAACGCGACCTGCATGGGCTCCCTTTCGAGCTGCTTGGCCTGCTCGTCTCCGGCGAACACGGTGAGGATGCGTTTGACCTGGTCGAGGCTGTCGGTGTCGGTGGAAGCGCCGGACAGGGCCTCGAAGTCGGCGATGGAAAGATAGAGGGGCAGCTTGTAGACGGTGCCGCCGGGTGCCAGCGCCCAGTATTCGTTGTCCTTGATGATGTGGCGCACCTTGACCTGGTTGGCGACCTCGGCGAGGGCCTCGGTCTCCTTGGTCTCGTCCCAATCATCGAATTCGGCGATCGAGGGTGCCGTGTTCTGCTGCGTTGCCATGATGGTTCTCCTGTCATACGTGTTTCTCCCGTCGTTGGTGTTGGGGCTCCCCGCATGCCGACAGGAGAGAGGTCATGCGGGGAAGAGTGCTGATGTCAGACCGCCGCGTAGGACTGCAGGTAGCGGCTGTTGCCGCCGTCCACGGCGGGGTCGAGCTGCCATGTGGCGGTCAGCGAGAGGCCGGACACCTCGCCGCGCGTATCCTGCGCCGGCTCGTTGCCGGTGATCTGGATGACGCCGAGACGACGGCGTTTGCGGCCGGACTTGTAGATGGTCTCCTGATAGGCGAACCATTTGGTGTCCTGGATGATGTCCTTGACGTGGTAGACGCCGGTTTCATCGGGCCTGCCGATGGTCATGAGGCGGGTGAGGTCGTTGTCCTCGGCGGCGGTGAACGCGAGCGTCAGCGTCGGGTCGGCGTTGAGCGTGTAGCCCGGCTGGTGGAATTCGGTGGCGTCGTCGCCGTCACGGGAGTCCTGCGGTGCTCCGTCGCTGGTGATGAGGCCAACTGTGGCGGAGGAGGAGCCGAACACGTCGCCGAGTTCGGTGATCGGGTCCGCCACGCTGGGCGCGATCTGCGAGGCGGTCAGCGTCTTGCCTGCCACATAGGGGGCGACGATGATCTTCGACGTGAGTACGTTCTTGACGGCATTAAGGTCGTTGCCCTGGTTGTCTGCTGTCATTCCATGTCCTTTCGAACGAAAAAGACCCCGCACGTTGTGCAGGGTCTAGGAAACAGGTAGTAGAGATTGGTTAGTGTTCGCCGACCGTCGAATATTCGACGATCAGGTAGTAGTGCGCGGTGTCGGAATCGTCGGACACCGGGTATGGGCCGTTGCACGAGGAATCATCCACGGAAACGATTGGCGAGCCCTTGGCGAGGGCGATGGCCGGATGTTCGGTGAGCGTCGCGTAGACGCGACGGGCGAGAGTCTTGCACGGCTTCTCGTCCTGACGGCTCCATCCGTACACGTTCACGCCAATCGAACGGTCGAAATGGCCGAGCCCGTCCGCGTTGCCGCCATCGTCCCGGACGGTGACGAGCGGATACGCGCCCTGATAGTCGGGAGGCTTCTTGCTGCCCACCTGCAAACCATCCACATCGGTGATATGGGCGCGCAGGTAATCACAGAGGAAAGCCTCCATGTCGGGAGGCAGTATCAATGTCATAGCTTCACCGCCTTCAACGCCTTGCGAAGATTGCCAGTCTTGGACTCGACCAGCATGGTCTTCGCGTCGGTGCCGACCACCATGAAGGTGGTGCGGTGAGCGCGTTGCACGGCTTCGACTTGCAGGCCGTCGCGGTAGGCTCCCGTGTCCACTGGCGCGTTCGCTTTGGCCACGCCGAGCGCCTTCTCGGCGGCTCCACGGGTCAGGGCCCTGACGCCGGCCGAGTTGAGGATCTGGTCGAAAAACGCGTCGTTGAACTTGATGCTGGTCTGTCCGCTTCCGGCCATCGGCTACCCCTTCCACTCGGTGAGCTGGACTTCCAATGTGGGCTGCCAGCCGGTAAAGGCGTTGGCATCGCGGCTGGGGAAGCCGCTGACCTCCCACATGCGGCCATCGGCCGGTTCGGGGCGGATACGGTCACCAATCCGGATGTCCGCGTTCGGGTCGGCCACGGTGAGCACCGCCGTGGAGGTGGTCTGCACGTCCAACACATCGGGCGTGCGAGTCGAAGTGCTCGATGCCAGGGCACCATGCACTTCCAATTCGACAGGATGCTTCCAATCCTCCGTGGTCTGCGCGGGATTGTACGGGTCGGCTTTACGCGAGGCGCGCAGCCGCACGAACCGTGTGGCCGCAGGCAGGCCGGAGGCGTTGATGTCGTCGATGATGCTCACGGCAGCGCTCCTAGCTTGTACCGGTCGAGTTTCGCCAGCTCGTCGGCCATCAACGACACGTTGTAGGTGACGCTGCTGCCGTTGACCGACTGGGATTGGATGACGCCGGCGGAGGCCATGCTCGCACGCTTCGCGGCGTTGATGAGCACGCCCATCACGTCCGGCACCTCATCCGGCGTATAGCCGGCGTGGATGCGGTAGCGTATCGCGGCCACGCCGGCCGGGAAAACGCCGGCGGTGCATTCCACCAAACCCGTGGCGGGGTCGTAGGCGTAGTTCAGCCGGTTGCCGGCGATATCGGTCAGCTCATCCACCGACGTGACATGGCGTGCGGGGAGGCGAATCACCTTGCCTCCCCGCGAATTGGCTACGCCCGACAGTTCGATGTTCGGCGTGATATGCCAGCCGCACGTGCGACGGATGGCCGCCTGCGCCGCCTTGACCCAGAATGTCCCGTCCGCGTCGAACACTGTCGGATCCTGGATCATGTCGGGGATTGCCCCCGTGGAGGATACGACACTCATAGCCCCTCGCTTTCGATGGTTGCGATGCTCGGGTCTGCGATTCGGGCCGTGAACTCCTGTGACGCTTCGGCTGGGAGGACTGACACCTCGAGTCTCGCCGTCTCGCCGACCCTCATCGCGAGGGCGTCGGGTGTGACGGCGATACTCTCGGCGTCAGGCGTCACTTCGAGGCTTTTCCCAGTGTGACCTTGACGAAAGCCTTCGGATACTTGACCTGTAGGCCGATGCGTTCGCGCACGCGGAACGTGATGAGATCGTTGGTGAAATCGTCGGCGTGGGAGTTGGTGGACTCGGCGCGCAGACCACCCTTGCGGATCACTGCGCCGCCGAGCCGGAAAGCGCCGACCAGAGCGGTGCCCTGGGCGATGGCCTCGGTGACGACGGTCTTGAGTCCCCACAGCGGCGGGTCCTGCATGATGGGGCCGTTGCCGTACTGGCCGTTGAAGTAGCCGCCGCCGTAGTACTGGCCGTTCGTGTCCTTGGAGAGGCGGATGGTCTCGTAGTCGGCGGGGTTGATGACGATGGCGTCGGCTCGGAAGCCGGTGGCCACCGCGATCTTGGTGCGGGCCTTGAAGATGCGGTCCGGGTCGGAATCAGCCGCCTGAGCCATCGTCTGGATGTCGCGGGTGAGCAGGCCCTTGACGTTCGCGCCGGTGCCGTCGCCGGACAGCAGCTGGGTCTCTTCCAGCAGCTGCAGGTTGTAGCGGGCGTGGTTGTTGATTTCGGAGACGATGTAGGACAGGTCTTCGGCCATATTGTCGGTGACCTTCCACCAGGCGGCGACCTCCTTGAGGCTGTCGGACCCCCAGCGGGGGGCCGGCAGATGGGTCTGCGGCTTCTTGCCGCCCTCGTCCACGGTTCCAGCGTCGCCCTCGAGCGCGCCATACACCGGGTATTCCACGGTGTTGGCGTTGCCGCTCAGGGTGACGGAGCCGAACAGGTCGGCGACCACGAGCGGACGCTCATACGGCCAGACGCCGTCCATGTCGACCTGCGTGACCACCGGCGCGTAACCGGTGCCCGCCGTGCCGGTGCCCACCACGTGCGTGTCGGACGCGGCCTTGAACTCGCTGGAAGCGAACGGGTGCGCCTTGGTGCCGATGACGGTCAGGCCGGCCTTCTTCAACTCCTGCGCGTACAGGTCGCCAAGCGTCTTGACGGCGGGAGCCGCCTTTGCCTGAGGCTTGGCCTCGTCCACGTTCAAATCGTTGACGCCCTGGAACAGGTCGACGCGCTCCTGCAAACGCTTGGCCTCCGCGTAATGGTTCTTGAGTTCGTTCGCCTCATCGTCGGTGAGGTTCTCCATGCCCTTGTCGTACAGGGCCTTGACCGCCTTCTTCTCGGCGGCCAGCTTCTCCATGTAACCCATGGATAATCCTTTCTATTGGTTGTTTGCCAGCGAGAGGAAGTCGCTGATTTCCTTGGCCCACTGCGGGTCAAAACTCTTTTTCGCCTTGCCGTCATTCGGCTCGGGCTTGTCCGAATCGTCCGCCGTATCGTCGTCCGGCTCGTCATCGGGCTTGGAATCGTCGGTGTCGTCATCGTCGGGGGTTTCGGTGATGGAGTCGAGCAGTTCGCCGAGCGCTTCGTAGGCTGTGCGAATCTTGTCCTCGTTGGCCTTGCTGATGGCTCGACCGGCCTTGACCTCGAGCACTTCCGCCCCTTGGTTGGCGGCGACCTGCACCAGCGAGATTTCGAACAGTTTGAGCTGGCGAATCTCCCGGTAGCCGTCCCATGGGCTCTTCGATTCCTCGTCTTCGACCCATGCGGTCTTTTCGGCGATGAAACCGATGCTCATCTGGTGGATGAGGCCACGTTTGAGCAGGTCGTAGGCTCGCTTGCCCTCCGCGATGTCGGTGTCGAGCTTCGCGGTGATGAGCAGGCCATGCTCGTCCTCCACGGCGGAAAGCGTTTCGCCGATCACATCGTTCGGGGACCCGTCCTTGTGTTGCCAATGGATGGGGATGCCCGCGCCGCCCGCCTTGAAGTCGGCGGATAGGGTCTGCGCGAACGCGCCCTTGACCACCACGTCGTCGTACAGGTCTTTCTCCCACGTCGAGGCGTAGCCGGAGAACACCCCGCCGCCGCTGGAATCGTTGGCTTTGAGCTCCTTGAGCTCGTAGCCGAGATAATCAAGACTCATCTGAGGTTTCTCCCTTCGTCATCGAGTCCCATGACGCGCGGAAACCGGCGTCATACGTGTAGAGGCGTTTGAATTCGGCGAGCATCTGCTTGCCGTTCGGGCTCGCTCCCTGCTGCGCGTTCTGCGTCTGTCCGCCGTCCTGCGGGCTGGGCTGGCCGCCCTCGCTCACATTGAGCGGGGTTATCAGCTGGTCGCCGCCCGGCAGTTTCGGACGGTCGAGCAGTTCGCGCGCCTCGTCCGTGGTCATAAATGGACGGCCGGTGGCGGTGGAGAGCGCCTGATACTGGGTCTCCATCGTGCCGCGCAGCTTCGCGTCCAGATTCGCCTTGATGTAACAGTCCGGTTCGCCCACAGCCTCGGGCAATGTGAGGTTCAAAGCCTCCTCGAACGCCACCAAGTACGGCAGCAACTCCACGTTCCAGAGTTTTTCTTTGTAGGCGCTGATGTTCGAGTTGGTGCCGGAGCGGAAGCCGATATTCTCCGGGCTGATCTGGAATGCGAGGCACACCTGTTCGTTGATTTTCTCGCGTGCGTCCAGGTCGGCCATGTCCACCGGCTTGAACAGTTCGCCGATGGCGCGAACCTCCATGCCGTCGCGCAGAGGAAGCCATGCACCCTCGCGGCCGCCGCCCTGCTGGTAGTTGCGGAGCGCTTGCACGAAATCGTCGTAATCCTCCTGCGACTCCCACTGCATTTCCTTCGGCCGGTAGATGTACGCGGGTGTCTGCGGACTGTTCTCAGCGACTTTGCGACGGTATTTCGCCATCGCACGCGCCTCGGAGAGCAGGGAACGGAGAACGTTGGTCACGGGGTCTCCGAGGTTCAGGCCGTCGATATAGCCGATGTCAAGCACGATTCGCGGGTCCGGCAGCTTGTAGGTACCGCCCTTGTTGCCGTCGACGCTGCTGATGGTCACGCCGGTGAGTTCGCCGAAACCGTTCGCCGTGAGGCTGTACCCGTCGGCGGGGATGCGGCGAAGCGTGTTCCCGCCGCCAGAACGGTTGCTGCCGAGCGTGCACAGCCACCGGTCTTCCAGCAGCATGTCACGGATGAGTGATGCATAGAAACGGTATCGGCTCATGCCGGGCAGTTCGGAAGGCCGTTTGACCAGTCGGGCCAATGCGCCGTCTCGTATCTCCTCCGCGTCGCCGTCAGCGTTCTTCCGATACACCTTCAACGGCAGAGAGGCCAATTGGCGGGTAATGAAATCGACCACGACGCGCACCGCGTATTCGCGGCAGTACATGCCGTTCACGTAGCCGGCGAAGTCCTCTTCGGTGGGCCAGCTGATGGCCTCGGGCATCGCGTCGCCCACCGTGGGCAACGCGCCGGTCTCCGGCTCCGCGCCCTTCATGGCGATGGCGGCGGGGCCGCGCAGCAGATTATTCAGAAATCCCATACGCAGCCTCCTTGGGTCACGTCATATCAACAGTGAATCTTGATGCCCGTGGAGGGCCTGTACTTCGGTTTCTCCGGCTCGCCGTCCATAGTCTCCAACGCATACAGTGCCTGCGATTCGGCGATGAGGCCGGAAATGTGCATAGCGCTCTGGTTTCTGTCCCACACCTCGACCTCACCCAATCGTCGGGTCACGGCCACGCTCACCTGTTGTTCGATGGCGGGCTGGGGGAGATGGCGGAGTTTGTTTTCCTTCACTCGGTCACGGAAACGGCCGGTTGCGGCTCCCATGCGAAAGCCCTCGATGAGATGCACCGTCCAACCGGCCTCCGCGAGCGGGTCGGCGAAGTCCACGGCCGGGCAGCCCTTGGACTGCAAGGCGATTTCGTGGATGTTCGGCCAAGCCTCACGAAGCATTTTGAGGTATTTCGGCACCCAGAGCATGCCGTCGCGGCGCACAATCAGTTCGACGTGCGGCAATCCGTCCTCGCGGTAGCCGGCGGCGGCGATATAGGTGGTCTCACGGTCGGCGCTGGTGTCCACGGAAAGCACTACGCGCCCGTCATCGGGGATACGGGACTTCGGGTCGATGCCGCGCTTCCACAGCTTCGGGTTGATGTACGGCGTGATGTCGGCCGTCACCCACTGGCACAAGACCTCGGTGCGGTACGCGGCTTCGGTCATGCCGTTGATGTCGGCCGCGATACTCCGATACGTCATCGGCCCGTAACCCATGGAGGGGTTCGCCTGACGAATGCCGTCGAGATCGTCCAGCTCGCATTTATCCGGAGCCGACCACTCGAAATACCCATAGGACGAGTCATGTCCCTCGGCCCATTCGTCCGGCGACTGCTTGCCGGTCTCGACCGACGCATTCCATGATTCAGCCAGGGCACGGCCCTCGTCAACGACTCGGCGCAGTACGACGCTACGATAGTCGCCGGCGTTCGAGATGCCCCACAATTGGCTTGACCAGATGGCTTTCGTGGTTTGACTGACTGCGTTCCAGCCATCGTCGGTATGCTGTTCGCGCAGCTCATCGAACACGACACGGCTCGCGGACTTGGAACGGATGTTCTTATCGGCGCGCACGATATACTGCGCCTTGTTACGGCAGATAATCGCCTCTTCGCCATGCGAATTGTTGACCCGCTGCACACGCTTCTGCAATACGGGCACCGCAAGCGCGGCCTCGCCCTCGGAAGCCGGATTCGGATTACACCAATTCAGCACAGCCTGATACGGGGCACGAGCATTGTCCAACGTCTGCGCGGCACCGACCACGAGAAACTTCCAAGCCGGCGACAATTCCGGATGACGGCCAGAATCAACGAACAGCCACCACGCAACCAGCACGCTCATCAACGTGGTCTTGCCGTTCTGACGGGCAACCTCGGTCACCACGCGGCGGAACCGGTATGAGCCGTCCGGCAGAAGCTCGAGTCCGTGGATCAGCAGCCATTTCTGCCACGGGTAGAGATGCACGTGGAGGAACTTTTCGGCGAACTCGATGACCGCGAACCCGTTCGACGTTTCCGGCGTCAATTCGCGCAATGGGGGAGTGAATATGCGGGGAGTGGTGATGCCGTGGGCGTCGTCATTGATTTCACCGATGCCCATGACGCCTCCCGTTTAGCTGATTTTCGCCAGATACTCCTCAAGCTCGTCGGCGACCGGAGTCTCCTCAGCGTTGACGGATTTAGCGCGAACGGTTTTCGCCGGCTTCTCCTCTTCGGGGGTCAGACCCAGAGCCGCGCAGTATTTGAGAAAAGTCGGAATCGACGTATTGTCGTTCAGGGGTACGGCCGGACGCGCGCCCTTACCCTTCACTTCAGCATCAGATATAGCCTGCTCGGCAAGCTCATCCCAATGGTCAATCTTCCAAGCCAGAGCGCGAGCGGCGGCGACGGTGGCCGCGTCCTTGGCGCGTAGGTGCTTCGCGTTGCGCAGCGAACGCTCCAATGCGTCGGACACCGATTCAGTCGGGAAGCGTTCGGATTTCGACTTTCCTGCTGTCATCATCATCACCTCGCAATACAAGTGCAGTACATTCGCAATCGCCTCGCGCGCGCGACCCCGGTTCGAATATCGGAAAACTTTCGGAGGGAGAGGAAGAGCGGCCATGCGGGTCGTGTCCCGCCCGTGGCCGGTTTTGGGATTCTACCGCCCCTCCCGGTGGTTGGTCAGGCGTTGAACGCGTCGATGAACGCGTTGACGCCGTTGGTGAGTCGTCTGGTGAATGACTGACTGTCGACCTTGGGTATGACGACGGTGCGTCCGTCTCCCGAGACCGTTGGTTCGAGGTTGATTGGCAGGTCCACGTCGATCTCGCCTAGGTCGTAGTCGGTGTTGCTGTTGGACAGGCTGGCGCTGATGTGGAGCACGATGGGATAGGTTGCTTCGCGGACCGTTTCGCCGTTGAATGTCTTGACTGGTTCGTCGATGTCCATGAGCGTTGGGCCTCCTATGCTGCTCGGATCCATTGGCGTGAGAGTGTGCCGATTGGTGTGGCGGGGTCTTTGTTGCCGCGCAGGTTGTTGCATTGGGTGTGTGATGGCCGGAAGCCTGCGGGGTCGTGTTGCAGGTCGGGCCGCTTGCTGACGGGATAGAAGTGGTCGAGGTTGTAGCTGTCGTCTGTGGTGTTCTGCGGGGCGTCGTAGTCGATGGGCATTCCGCAGAGCCAGCATGGACGGTGTTCTGCTTTGCATTCGAGGAAGAATTTTTTGCGGTCTTTTTCGAATTGGCGTCCGCCTTTGCGGACTTGGCGACTGTAGCTGACCATGTTGCAGTCACCCCTGTAATCATCGTCGGAAGTATTGGTGGCTTGGGCGAGATTCGAATTCGCGATCCAGTGGCCGTGTTTACTGGATGTCACGCTATCCCAGCGTGACCGGTTAGTCCTCTACCGTACGCAAGCCGTGGCGGGCTGACTGGCACCGGCGCTTTGGACGCTGCCGGCGGAGTACTCTCAGCCCATGAGATACGGAGGATATGAGTAAAGCCCCTGAACCGGTTGATTCAGAGGCTTTCACACTAATCCTGATACGGAGTATACCACGATGCGGCAACAGCCTACTGCCGATTGGAATATGCCATTGCCATGCTGACTATCTCCCTGATATTGAATTCGTAGTATCCGTCTTCCACTGGTTTGCTGCTGGGGAGTTTGCCCCGGCGTATCCACATGATGATTACTTTGCGGCTGACCTCGTACCCGTAGTTTTCGCGCAGCCATTGGCTCATGCCTGCCGGGGTTTTGGTCAGGTGGATGGCTTCGGCCTTGTCGCGGCTCTGCTCGCGCAGTTCGGCCACGTTGATGGGGTTGCCGCATTTGCAGAGTCGTAGGGTTTCGTTTTTGGCGGCTTGGATTTCACGTCCGCATTCGGGGCAGACGCCGATTATCCTGCGGGTGCGCGGCCTGCGGTCAACGTAGGGTTCGATGCGCCGGCTCATGCGGATGAGTTGGCGTAGGAATCGCCCCGCGTTGCGTGCCCGACATAGCCATGCGAGGTGGGTTTGCATGCGGGGGATTAGGCGTTGCCATTTGTCGCTCCACACGAATCCCGCGTCATACCATGCGTCCTGCAGCAGGCTTTCGGCTTCATCCAACAGGTCGATGGCGTGCATGTTGACAGGGCTGGGCGCTTCGCCGCCCTTGGGTTTGCCTCCGTTGCCGGGGTCGGTGAGTTTGTACTCGTGGTGCGCGACCCGCTGCAATAGTTGCATGTTGCGGCGCAGCGCGTGGAGTGTTTTCGCGTACTGGCGGCGGCAGTCCTGGCAGAGCGTCCACGGTGCCTCGACCTGCTGGTTGCCGCAGTATTGGCATGGTTCGGTGGTGATGAACATTGTTTGAAACCCTCCACGTTCCGGCTATCATGGTGCTTGGTGAGCGTGCCCTCCATCTTTTCGGTGGAGGGTTTCGTTTTTTTTACGCTGAATTCAGTGTTTTTACGCTGAATTCAAATCAATGGTTCGCTGAATTCTGGCGTGAAATCATCCTTGTGGGGTGCGGGCGTTTCAGGATGGGCGATGATGTACAGCACCTCATCCAATGGCACGCCGAGCAGCTTCGCCGTGTATTCGGGCGTGGCCGCTTTGCTCCGATGCCATTTGAGTATTTCCTCGCGTTTGAGACTGCTTACGCTCATGATTCCTCCTTGAGCGTGGCGACATATGCGATGGCCTTGCGTTCACGATTCGCATACTTCTCGCATTTGCGCTTGAGACGTTTGAGGCTCATGGCGTACAGGGACTCTCTGAAGTTGCCGTCTTCGCAGATTTTGGCTTGATAACGGCCGTAGTCGCTTCCCGCGCTGATATGCGCGACCAAATGGTCTGTAAGCTGAATCTCGTTCATGCGTTCTCCTTTCGATATGGGTTTGGCGTGTATTCGGGCGATTCCTCGCCGGGCATGGGATTCATGTTCTTGACGGCTTGGATATACCCTTCTTCCCATGCTTTTTCGGCTATCTGCCGGTCATGCTCCTTGAGCCATGCTTGATAGGCGGCTCGGCCTTCCTCGATGGTTGACTGGCCTGTACCGAAGCAACTCAATTCGACGGCGGATTGGACCAAATCGTCATACACTCGTGGTTTCATTCCTCCACCTCGGTTTCCGTGCCGTAATGGTCATAGAGTTGGTCGATAATGACCTCGATTGGGTACAGGATTTTCGCGGGTGCATGGTCGTAGTCGTAGATGGCGGCTGCGATGACCTTTCGAAACTCCTCACGGGTGAATGTCCTCGCCTTATAGCTCATCGTCCGTGCTCCTTTCGGTCTTGGAGTCCCAGAGTCGTTCTCAACTGTTGCAGGCAGCTGATGGCGTACAGGGTCTCGCGGTCCACCTTGCCGGTGGGCACCACGCTCGAAAGCGCCTCGTCCAGTTCCTTCAGTCTGGTCTCAAGATCCTCGGTGCGGGTCCACCGGCTGATCTGGTAGCCGTGGCGGCTGAGGATGTCGCACACCCGTTCGAACGCCTTGGACTGTGCCTGTATACGTCGTGCCTCGGTGGGTTCCTGCAACTGTTCGAGCTGTTGGAGCCGCAACGCCATCTTCGTCCCGAGCGCACGGCCTATGCCTTTCATCGCCTCTCGCTGTGCGACATACTCGGCGGCGGTCTCGTAATGCCCGTACCGGTCCGGCCGTTCGCTGGCGGCGAGCTTTTTCAGCAGCCGGTGTTCGACCTGCCGGGTGTCACCATGACTTGGGTTGGGTTTGCGCCGGTATCTCAACGTGCGTTTGGACGGGTCGTAGTACATGAGGCCAACCGGCTCGGGCACCTCGCTGCGGTCGATCATGCGGGCGGGGCAGACGAGGGTGAGATCGTCCACGTAATCCTTGTAGCGCAGGTATTTCGCGTCGCGGAGGAAATCGCCGCGACTCACCTTGACCTCGAATCCGCTGATCCATGTGTCCCCGCGCCAGTTGACCTCCAACGCCACGCCGTCCAGACGCAGCACCGTGTCATTCGGCTCAGTGACCGAAATCTCCGAACAATACCCGTCACCGTCACGCCGGTAACGGGAGGCGAGTGCGCAATTGATGTCCATGGCAGTCACGTCACCGTTCATCGTCTGCCTCCCATTTCCTTCTCGTGTGCCATGATCTCCACGTCGTCGGCGAGCATCCTCAGCACGCCGGCGAGCGTGCCAT